TGCAGAACGGAGGATGATACAGAGAGCTACACTGCACCTATATACACTCAATCGCCGGTATACCAGGGAGACAAGATAGAGTACCGAAACGGTGAGTATGGTCTGGCACGTAAAAACGGATTACTTACCGACAATGGAGTAGTGGACTGGACAAAGTATACTGGAGGCGGGAGTTTGGGTGTAAACCGATGTTTCCGAATTAGTGTACCAGATATGATTAATTACCCCGACAGCGTTGTTGCTGCAAATGCCAAACTGGATCTACTGTGCAACCGTCTCCCGTCAGGGGTATTTGTTGGCCGGGATAAACCTGTTTCTGTGGGATATAGTGAGGGACAACGCATTTATATCCGCTTAGACGATGACAAGTACGCTGACATTGACACCGTAGACCAATTTAGAGCATGGCTGGCCGATCACCCGGTAGAAATCCTTTATCCGTTGGATCGGGAAGTCTGGGAACCCCTCCCAGCCATATCCCAGCAAGCACTACGCAACCTGCCAACCTACAAAGGCACAACAATCATAGACACCACAGACCCACTGGAGCCAGAGATTACCGTATCATACAGACCGCAGACAGACTACAGTAAGTTACCTGGACTGGAAGTGGATTACGAAAAATGCACCACAACCCGCCTGGGTGCCGCCAAAAACCTAACCGCTGGTTCACAGTTCAACCGCTTCCCAATGTACGGAAACCGCCGCCGATGTAATGTACTGGACGATGGGACTATTGCAGCTTACTATGGCGATCCAACCTACACAGAGGACGGCAGCAACGGTCAAGTAATGGTCTATCAGCCTAAGTTTTACTATCAGGTAGTGCCATTAAAAACAGACCCGCAGACAGACGGTATAGGCTATCACCTGCGCCGGGCACAGTATTGGGTATCACACAAACCACAGCCAGGATTCAAGCTTCATCCAGCCTTTATCAATGCAGAGGGCATGGAAGTAGATTATGTCCTGTTATCGGCCTACGAGGGCAGCTTGTACGACGTATCAGCCGCAACCTACATCATGGATGACGCCCAAGTAATGGACGTGGCGGCGGACAAGTTATGCAGCATAGCAGGTGCCAAGCCAGCCAGCGGCAAGATCCAGCAGCTAACGCGCCCCCACGTGGAGCAGTTAGCCCGTAACAGGGGACCAGGCTGGCACAGCGATAACATCAAAGCGGTGTCGGCCAATCAACTATTGATGATTATAGAACTTGGAAGGATGAATACCCAGGCGGCAATTGGTCGGGGCGTCGTGTCAATACCGGATACGCCTAATACCGAAAATAACAGTATTATTACTGGCAGCACGTCCAGCCTGGGAAGCAATACCGGAATGGCAGACGGTACAAACGGTAAAGTATCCGTGTCATACCGTGGAGTAGAAAATCCTTGGGGAAATATCTGGAAGTTTGTATATGGTGTAAATATACACGGGAACGGTTCACAAGGCGGCGGTATTCCTTACATTTGCAAAGATTATAATTATGCTGAATCAAAAAATAGCGATAATTATGAATCAGCCGGATTTATGGTTGCTAACGCAAATGGTTATATTTCCGCTATTGGTTATTCTGAATTATATGATTGGTTGTTCTTCCCGGCTGAAACCCTTGGTAATAGTTCCCTTCCAGTTGGGGATTATTTTTATGCAACACCTAACCTTAACGGTTACCGGATTGCTCTATTGGGCGGTAGTTGGTATGTTGGCGGTGATGCCGGTGGGTTCTTTTGGGCTTTGCATTACGGTGTTGGGGGTCGTTTTCGTTATCTCGGCGGTCGCTTAATATATGTACCACAATAACAATTTGAAAGGAGAACAAAAATGGCAAGATTTTTACACATGCAACCAGGAAAGACCGAGGGGAAATACATCCCGGTTATCACTAACCAAAGAGTAGATGGCCAATGCTGGGAATTAGAAGAGGGAGGAATTACCCATGATACCGTTACCCCTGCGGCAGAGGTAAGGCTGCAGTCCCAGCTTAATAGCATCCAGGAGGCCCAGGCATCCATGCAGGAATCCCAGGCAATCACGGACCAGGCAGTGCAGGATTTAATCATTACAACGATGGGAGGTGCAGTATAATGGCTGAGTTTTTAGCACGCAGGATTATCAACGGGTATATGACAAAGGAGCAGGTCCCGCCAGCTTTACGGGATGCAGTGTATGCATTGTTGCCGCAGGAGCCGGCACCAGAGGAGCCAGTAGAAGTACCAGCAGAGGCTTGATAGGAGGTGATCCGATACATCTCCCGTAGAGACGCCGGGTGAAGCGTCTTATTTTAGTGCAAATGACTTGAAAGAGAGGATAAGAAGATGAAAGTAATTGACACATGCAATGCAGTAGTGGGGGCAGTGGTTGCTGTCCTCTCGATGGTTTTCGGGGAGCACTGGATCTTGTTTATGGCGTTCCTGATGCTTAACATAGCGGACTGGTTTACCGGGTGGATGAAAAGCCGCATGGCCCACAAAGAGAACTCAGTGGCCGGCTGGAAAGGTGTCCTGAAAAAGCTGGGATACTGGCTAATGATTATGGTTGCATTTGTTGCCAGCGCAGTATTTATAGAGATTGGGAATGTGCTGGGAATCAACCTGCAGGTGACTACTTTACTGGGCTGGTTTGTATTGGCCTCCCTGCTAGTGAATGAAATCCGGTCAATATGTGAGAACTTTGTGGAAGCCGGGTTTAATGTACCTATGATACTCCAGAAGGGGCTAGAAGTGGCAGATAAAGCAATTAATAAGGAGACAGGGGACCAGTAATAGGTCCTCTTTTTGATGGAGGAATCACAGATGAAATTTAGAAAAAAGCCGGTTGTGATTGAAGCGTATCAAACAGACCAGGAGCTTATTATTCAGACGATGGAGGGACCATTAAAAGCTTCGCCTGGAGACTGGATTATCACTGGAATACGCGGGGAACAGTATCCATGCAAACCAGATATATTTGAAAAGACATATGAACCTGTTGGGGAGGGAAATCTATGGGAACATTAATCATGGGCACCGCCCTGGCCACGGTGGAGCAGATGCGATCCTACATTCGTCGGGTAAATCCCAGTGTGCCACAGAAGGTCATAGACATGCTGCCGTTTTACCTGTCAGAGGGGGAAGCAGAGGGCGTCCGGGGTGACATTGCATTCTGTCAGAGCTGCATCGAAACAGGGAACTTTGGCTTTAAAGGCAGCGCTGTGAGCCTGGACCAGAACAACTTTGCCGGGATAGGTGTGACGCAGAACGGAATGAAAGGCAATAGCTGGGATACGCCACAATTAGGCATCAGGGCACAGATACAACACCTGAAAGCCTATGGCAGTAATGACCCGCTCTCCCAGGCTTGTGTAGACCCCAGGTTTAAATACGTCCCCAGGGCCAGCGCGGTCTATGTGGAATGGCTGGGCATCCAGGAGAACCCCCAGGGAGCCGGATGGGCGGCAGGCAGGAACTACGGTGACAAGATTTTGTCAGTGCTGGACAATGTAATGAAAGAAAAAGGAGGAACAGGATTGAACATAAATAAGCTGATATCAGCATACAATCATAACTCCGGTAATATTAACCGGATTAAATATATAGTAATACACTACGTCGGTGCCGTCGGCGGGGCAAAGGCGAACTGCCAGTATTTTGCCGGCGGGGACCGGGGAGCGTCCGCACACTATTTTGTGGATTACAACGGGGATATCTGGCAGAGCGTGGAGGACAAAAACATAGCCTGGCACTGCGGGACAAAGAGCGGATACAAGCATCCTGAGTGCAGGAATGCGAATTCCATCGGTATTGAGTTGTGTGTAAGAAATAAAGGCAGCCAGGCCGACACCTCCAAAGACTGGTACTTTGAGGATGCGACTGTCTGGGCGGCGGCAGAGCTGACAAAACATCTGATGCAGAAATACAATGTACCGGCGGATCATGTGCTTCGGCATTATGATGTTACCGGGAAGATTTGCCCTAACCCTTATGTCTATAACACCACAAAGCATACCTGGACAGAGTTTAAAAGCCTGATAAGCTCTGCCGGCAGGAATTACATGCAGGTAGGAGACAGCGGGGAAGAGGTAAAGCAGCTCCAGAAAGACCTGAATACCCTGGGATATGACTGCGGTACGGCTGACGGTATTTACGGCGAAAAGACGGCAGCGGCGGTTGAAAAGCTGCAGAAAGCTACCGGGTTGGCGGCTGATGGTATGGCCGGTATCAAGACCCTGGCGAAAATTGACGAACTACTGAACGCAAAGCCACAGTGGATACAGCAGGGCGGCCGCTGGTGGTACAGGCACGCCGATGGCAGTTATACGAAAAATGGCTGGGAGAAGATAGGCGGCACCTGGTATTACTTCGATGCGGCCGGCTGGATGAAAACCGGATGGGTGTTGCTGGGGGATAAGTGGTATTATTTGAAATCCTCCGGGGCTATGGCGTCGAATGAATTGTTAAAAATAGGCAGTGAATTGTTCTATTTTACCGCCGAGGGTCACATGGCCACTACAAACAGCCGTGGAGCCTTAGTATAAGAAGAAAGCCCGGGGATTTAGGTCCCTGGGCTGTTTTTGGTTTCGTCGGTTCCTTGCCGGGAGTGCCGTCTTTCTATAATTTTTTTCCATTGTGAAGGATATGCTTTTGCATACCACTTGAGGAAATTTCCATGTAACTGCTTTTCAGCGCGCTTCCTGGCGTTTATGGCATCCTCTTTTGAATGATACCCGCCAAGATAGTATTTTTTACCTCGGAACGTTATAGCAGCTTTCCATAATCCCACAGAGATGTCAAAGGATACCCCGGTATACCCGCTGGTATTGTTGCTGTAGAGTGCATTGCTGACTATGCGCAGGGCGTCTGTACCGGAAACAATATATTGTTGTCGCTCGTTTAAAGCGGATTTTACAGACGCTTTATGGGCCTCGGCAGCCATGCAGCCACAATTTTGTATAACATTTTTCCGCAAGTGTATAGCGGCAACCATGCGCTGATTTCCGCAATCACACTGACAGCGCCAAATAATAGAGTGCCCCATACGCTGGCTGGTAGGCTCTATTGCAACCAGCTTCCCAAATCTTTGCCCGGATATGTCAATGGCATTCACGCCCTTTTTTGCACAGCCGCAGCTTATGGTACTCCCACCAGTAAGGTGTGCTGTTGATACCTCACAGGTGTTACCACAGTCACACAGGCATTTCCAATATGCCCGGCTCTTTCTGCTTTCGGCGCGCTCCAGCACTGTAAGTTTCCCGAAGCGCAAGCCGATTAAGTTCTTCATAGTGTAATTGAAAACTCGCCCTTCAGCAAGTCTTCAAAATCAGGATCTAATTCCACATATCTAATAAGAAATTCTTCCGGAGTACATGGTGCTAATTCAAAGTGTACTTGCTCCCGCTTTTCGTCATCCATATAGGTAGCGATTACATCAAGCAGATCCTTTGATAACACAAAATCATCATTATACCTTTTCATATCGAAAAACCTCCTTTTCTCATGTTTGTCTCCCTATATATTGAAAATTTGTCATCTACTTGTTATAATTATGTTGCTAGGGGAGCGGTGGCAAGCCCGCCCTCCTCTGGTAAACTCCTTGTCTTACGGTTTCGTAAGGCTTTTATTTTTTCTTTCGCTTCCTCAAGTGTTTCGCACTCGTTGAGGATTTCAAGAATTTTCCTTGTTTGGTTTTCTTCGGTGATTTCCACCAGCAGTTTACTAGTATTCATTTCTTCGTCCATGTGGCCCTCCCTTCTCCGCTTGCCCGGTATTAAGTTAATCTCTTAACTTAAGTACATTATAAACCGTATTTGGTTTAATGTCAATATATTTTTAAACTTTTTTTGGTTTATTTTCGTTTTCTACATATTTAATAATGTTACCCGGCTGCATATCTAGTAATTCGCATAATTGCTCAAGAGTCTTTATGCCAACCATTTCTCCCCTTCTCAGTTTTTGCATTGCAGACTGGCTCAACACGTTCTCTTTCAGGATGCGTGTACTATTATATCCTGCTTCTTTCAACGATTCTATTATATCTATTTTGTAAGTCAACATATAATTACCTCCTTTTTTCTATTGTATATCCTGTCTGTTTCTGTGTCAACAAAATAATCCAAAAAAAAGTTTATTTTTGTATTGACATTAAACCAAAAATGGTTTATAATGTAATTACAAGGTAAGGAACAGAACAAAAAAGGAGGAAAACAGGATGACAATGGAGAGGTTAGTAAACGAAGTGATGAACAGTGGATATGCATTTATAGGAATTCGCCACATGGCAGATGATGAGAACTATCAAAAAGGTGACTGCTGCAGAAACTCCTATGATTGGGATTACGTAGTAGACTGTAGTACTTATGATACCGAATCCCCCGTAGAGCTTCCTGGAACATGTGCGTATGATACGAGGATAGACTTAGGATGGGATGAGCCGGAAGAAATTCAAGAGAAACTCGAAAAGGCACTTAGGGAATCCAGCGTATATTTTGGAGAAGCGATCGTTATCGGAGGGGACCGAATGGAATACGGAAACGATGAAGAGGAAATCATCATCAACGGTGCAATGGTAATTGAAGTACTGGAAGACAGTGCAGCAATAGCAGCTTAAGAATACTCACCCGCCCCGGCCGGGAAAAGCCGGGCAACTAAAACAGCCGCATCCCCGCGGAGGGTGCGAGGGTCCGAAGCCCCTAATGTTGACGGGTTGGCGTATAAAGTCCATCAGCAAGTTACTGCCAGGGTTTGGTGCGAACCGGGCGTCAGGCTATCATCACGGGGTATCGGGAGCCTGTCACAAATAATACCGGGACCCCGGAACCTATATGCCGGCAATAAAAAAGGCAGGTCATATAACCTGCCGTATCATTCACGTGGGGCCAGCGTCCTGGATAAAAAACGAATGAATTAAGATAAGTGCAAAAAGATGAACTTTTTTTAAATAAAGCACGGTTTTGCATTGATATTTGTACAGAATGATGTATAATATAATCACAAATAGTGAATTATAAAATATAATAAGTTGTATTGATTATGTCAATTTAAATGGTGTAGCTGTATAAAATTAGGGAGGTGGAACGTATGGCAACGAAGAGCATGTTAAAAAATGTTGATATCAAAGATAAGCGACTTGCCCGTACATTCGTGGAAGCCTTGGAAAATGCAGGAGCAAAGAAATACACATCGGTGCAATTGAGCCGGGAATGTACAGAAATTACAGGAGATAAAATCAAAGAATTCTTTGGTAAAAAGTAAATATGCCGCAGTTTGTTCAATTTAATTTAAGCGATTTAACGGATATGCTTGGAGAGGATGATGTAAAATCTATTCTCTCCAGTTTTTCTTGTCCTATGAATAAGGATGTAGAAGATTTTATCAGAAATAAGGCCATAGAATTCTCGAAAAGAGGGTTCGCTAAAACGCATCTGGTGTTCTGGGTATCAGATGACCAAACGGAAAAAGAATTGGTTGGTTATTATACGGTAGCGCCAAAGGTTATAAAGGTAGATAAGAAAGCGGTATCAAAAAGTGTTGGAAAAAGGCTGCGTGCTCAGGGGATAAACAGTCATGATGATAATGAATATATAGTCCCGGCCCCATTAATAGGACAACTAGGCAAGAATTATGCAGATGGAAACAATTGTTTGATTTCAGGCAATGAGTTACTGGCATTAGCAGTAGAAAAAGTAAAGCTGGTGCAAAATGAAATAGGAGGCCGTTTTGTATATCTAGAATGTGAAGAAAAGGAAAAGCTATTAGAATTTTATCAGGAGAATGGTTTTAAAATTTTCGGAAAGCGATTATTGGATAGAGATGAAACCGGAATAGATGGAGAATATCTCATACAATTATTTGCAATATTGTAATGTTACATATCCCCGATGAGTTAATCGCCGGCGATTTCTGCGTTGTTAGGTATGATTATGGTAAAGGCATCCGTCTGCGTAAAAGTAGGCTGTACCGGACGCAGGAAGAGGCAAAAGTGGCTGCGCATGTCCCGGAGCCTCCCCGTAGGCGGGTGAATCCATATATGTATTTGCATTGAAAAGCCCCGGGCTATTCGTCCGGGGTTTAGCTTTGCAGATATAAACAGTCTATGTGCAAGGTTTTCACCTGCTTAATTAGCAACATTAATATTTCGATCCACAGGATTATTAAGTCCTGACCGCTCAGGAGTCGCCTCCTAAACTTAGATATATTGTAACACATGCATTACAGCATGACAAGAGTTATTGACCATTTTGCCTTAAATACTCCTCTTCATGCCGTTGGACTTCTTCCATAGTTTTCAGCTTGCGTTCGGGGTCAGAGAGCGTTTTAAGAACGTTTTCCAGCGCCGCGAAACGCTTATCAGACAATCCCTCTAACTGCCCTATCATCTGCATGGCTTTTTCCCTGTCATTGCGGACGACTGCCCATTTTAATTTCCGGATCGTCTCCAGCTGGTCAGTCTTCCAGTTTTCTACCCAATCAGCCAGCACCTTGCTATCTGGATTTATCTATTGCGGGAAATGCGGAGCAAGATTTCACGGAGAACACGGAAACTATTCCTGTTATAGCAGGACAAAAGGTGATAAAAAATATATAGTAGATCCGAATTGCAAAAATAAGAAGTGGAAAATTCCTGACCTGGATGCCGTTGTAACAGACTATATTTGTCATTTTGAATTTGAATCACTTGAAAAAGAGGCAGTAAACGATGTGCCTGCGCCTGATTACTCTAAGCGAATAACGGAAATTGATAAACAGATTGGAAGGATGCTCGACCTGTATCAACTCGGTAGCATCCCAATAGATATCATTTCCAAAAAAGTCGATGACTTATATAAGGAAAAAGAAACCCTCCAAACCGCAGAAATTCCGCAGCAACGGCACATTAGTATAGAAGAATTGTTGCAAGCCAGGGATAAATTTATCTCGGTTTTAAACGGAGGGAGCCTTGAAGAGAAGCGCGCTTGTTTAAGTCTTCTGATTAAGCGAATAGAAATAGACGACGATAAAGTCAATATAATCCTGAACGAATTATAATTGCAGATATCAACACTCTATGCAAATCGGGAGGAAACTCCCGTGGATTGAAATGCAAAAATTATTATTTCTAAAAAAGAGGCTATTATGCCTCTTTTTTATTTAAACAGTATATTTACTATTCATTGGTATTCCTCAGTAATATCTATCTTGTTTTGCCAAACAAAAAGAGCCTATTACTAGACCCTTTCATGTATTTACTGTTGTTCGGATGTAATTTTATTCAACGCATCTTCAATGGATAATCCCTGCTTCTGAATTTCCAGATACAGAGCCGCCATATCCTCTTCTTCTTTCTTTTTCTTCAGTTGTCTTAATTCGGCTTTTAAATCTTTCAGTTCAGACTCCTTGTCCGCAATCTGCTGCTCTACAAACTCCAGCCTTTGGATTGTTGTCATGTTTTTTGGTCTTCTTCCCAT